TTAACTTTGCTTCCTGTCAGATTGGAGATCAAGATGCACAAGGCAGAGCATACTTGCGAGTCTGATGGCTAACAAGAACGGACGTAAAGGTTCTCAGTTTGAGACAGATGTTATGAAATGGCTACGCAATGCGGGAGTTATGGCAGAACGTTTGACTAAGGCTGGGGCAAAGGATGAGGGCGATATGGTTGTTATCATATCGGGAGAAACCTACATCCTTGAACTCAAGAACAGGCAGACCCTTTCCCTGCCTGAGTTCTGGAGAGAAGCACAAGTTGAGGCGCTTAACTATGCAAAGGCACGAGGTATCGGGGAAGTCCCTCTGTCTTACGTTGTAGTTAAGCGTCGCAACGCATCAATAGATCAGGCTTGGGTAATCCAAGACTTAACTCAATGGTTAAAGGAGAAACAATAATGCCAGTACCAGAAGGCGTAATCACAACAACAGATAACTGGGCAGAACCAACAGCAAATGAAGAAGTGGTTGAAGATTCAACTACTGAAGAAGAGGACGATGATAGTACGACTGAGCAAGGATGAAGTAAGAGTTTGTACGCTGCTTGCTACAGAGCGTTGGCTTGCAAAGTATGGTTCAGTAGACAGACCTAACTATGCAGATGGTAAGAAGAACGGCTACTTAGAGCACGAACTTCTTGCCAATGTCCGAGCCAACGTCTCTGAGTGGGCGGTTGCATCTCTTACTGATACTGCTTGGAATGTACCGTGGTATCCCAATGAACTACATCCTCGTCGGGCTAAGTTGCCTGATGTAGGTAATAACTTTGAGGTACGTACGGTACGCACACGTGATTCAATTCCATTTTGGAATAAGGATAACGGCAAGATCATAGTAGGCACAAAGATTCTTGATGAAGATTACTACTCACAGGTTGAGGTCTATGGTTGGTGTAACCCTGAAGAGTATGCAACGTCCCAGTACAGGGATGAAGTCATCGGTGGATGGCGTGTACCAGTAACAGAGTTGAAGGAGTTCTAATGATTTGTAATAACTGTATGGATGCAGGTGTAGAAAATTCTGTAGCCCACTACAAACGTGCTGCTAAGTATCACGATAAGTGCAACGACAAGGGGTGTGTATGCCAGCACAAGACTGGTCCAGGGTACGTAAAGCGGGAGGGTTCAAAGGTCCCGTTGATGCAAACACAATCCCCATAGGAGCAATCGTTCTTCACTATGGTGGGGAAGTAAGAGAGGGTAGATCATCATCTGTTAGATGCTGTATCCATCCAGACAAAAGGCGTAGTGCTGTCATCAATACCTATGACAACCTATTCTTTTGTCACACCTGTGGAAAGGGTGGCAACGCAGTAAATGTTGTCGGTATTATAGAGAACTTGGAGTTTAAGGATGCACTCAAAAGAGCAATTGAAATCGTTGCTGGAAGCGGTCACACATTACAGCAAAAACCTGGACGTAAAGGCACTGGAGTATCTCGAAGGACGTGGGATCTCTGAGGATGTTGCTCAACAGTATTCATTGGGACTAGTCACTGACCCTATCAATGGTCACGAACACCACGCTGGCTGGCTTTCTATCCCCTATCTGACCGCACTTGGTATGTGTGTGGGTGTGAAGTTTCGCAGGCTAGATGATGGCAAGCCTAAGTATGGTGCACCAACAGGACAGAAGGGCCACCTGTTTAATGTTGCTGACATAACTATTGATTCACCCAGTATCGTTGTGTGTGAAGGTGAACTAGATGCGGTAGTTGTATCAGGTTTGATTGGTATCCCAGCAGTGGGTGTACCAGGAGTGCAGGCTTGGAAGCCACACTTTGTTAAGTTATTTACTGGCTACGATACGGTCTATGTTGTAGGTGATAATGATATTAAGGAAGATGGCACCAACCCTGGGGCTGAGTTCTCACGCCGTGTTTCACAAGAGGTAATGAACTCACGTATAGTATCCTTACCTCCATCAATGGACATCAATGACTTCTACCTTACGCACGGTAAAGATGAAGCGTTGAAATTATTTGGAGGTGCGTGATGTATGACAATGACCGAGAGCGATTGGGTCACAGTGGTACAGACTTTGCAGCATATGGGCTTTCAAGTCCTAACTTTGGACAAGCAGGCCGAGACTCTGCTGATACGTCCGATTACCACACGTTCGTAGCAGATATGTGGGAGGTGCTAGATGGTGCAGGTAATCTGCTTATCAAGAAGCACAAAGACTACGGCCCAACCAACATCAGCCTATCTCCTGGTGGACCTCTCAATGGTCTACGTGTACGTATGCACGACAAGACTGCACGCATCAACCACTTGATTGATAGCGGTGCTACACCTGAGAATGAATCGTTGCGTGATTCCTTTATTGATTTGCTTAACTACAGTGCTATTGCACTGATGGTGCTAGATGGCAAGTGGCCTCGTGACTGATCCACATCCAGTACTCAATGACCTTGTACCTAGCGTGGTCACCATTGTGCACCGTCGCTATCGTAAGTATGTAGATCGTGCTGACCTATCGCAAGAAGCATACGCTTGGTTAATGACACGTGTGTCCTACTTCAATGGGTTACTAACTGATGAGGATGAGACTAAGCGACTTATCAATCAAAAGCGCATAGCATTTCAGATGCGCCGTGCCCTTGAACGCTATGCTCGCAAGGAGAAGGCTACAAGGTCTGGGTATCAGACCAATGATGAGTCCTTCTATACCGTTACCACCATTGCACAGTTGTTGCCATACGTTATCGCAAGCGTGGTCAATGATACTGCCATTGAACAAGCACAGAACCTAGTCAATGATGGCACACCACGCAAACCTGCAGCCCCTGCCGAAGGTGGCAACCTATTAGCCACACTGATTGACATCAAGAAGTCTTATGAGTTACTAGATGAAGATGAGAAGAACATCTTACGTCTTCGATACCACGAGAACTACACACTGCAACAGTTAAGCGAAGCAACAGAGTGTGCTATCTCTACTGCAGATCGTAGATGTTCCAATGCATTACGTAAGATACTTAACTTTATGGGAGGAGAGTCTCCTTACCAATGATGTATGACTATCGCTGTCCTGATTGCAAGGCAGAACTAACTATTGAACGTAGCATCCACGAGCAACCACGTGAACCATCTTGCTTTGAGTGCCACATACCAATGATACGTAAGTGGGATGCACCATCTATTACCTTTAAGGGCAAAGGCTTCTACTCCACAGGCGGATAGCAAAGAACCCCACCGCAGGAAGGGTTTGCGGTGAGGTTCTAGTCGCCCGAAAGGAGGATGCACTTATAGTGTATCAGTACCATCCACGTCTGTCGCTATGTTGGAGAGCGCGACACGCAGATTTTCCGTAGCGATGGTCAAGGTATCGTAGACCGTGAAGGATTTGAAGTTCAGGTTGTCCACTACGTTCTCTAAGGAGTTGAGCAATTCCGTAAGCCGTGCTTCTTGGTTTGCCCGAAGCGTCTCTTGGGCGAGCAAGGTGGTCGAAGCGGGATTCACGGGTCCATAAGGTGACAAGACATCTGATTTGGTCTTGATTGTAGCCGAGTGCTCGTGCGTAACTAACTGCAAGTGCCTTGTTCTCACGCTTCTCCTCCATCGTTGCCTTGGTCCGTGCTTCTATGTATGTTTTCTTTGAGGATAGGTGCACCTCGTCCGTCTGCTGTGCGGATACGAACACCGACAACAGGAACAGTATTACCGCTAAGGTCAAGCCACGTTTTGCCTTCTTGTTCATCTGTTTTCTTCTCCATTTCGAGCAATTGCTTATAGGTATCAGGGTATAGATGAGCAAGGCGTACTAGCGCACGATCTCTTGCCCTTCTGTAGTTACGTTGGCGCACTGCTTGATTAGCAGCACCACGCAATCTCTTATTCTCCGCCTCCATTGTTTGTCTTATCCTCCCATACAATTAGAACGTAGGCTATCAGCATCACTATCGCTATCCCCAACACTAGGTTCATTGTGCACCTGCCATTACTGCGAACACAATCTTTGTGATGTCAATGGGTTCAATGATAAGTCTGGCATCCTCTTCCCCTGCCTCCCAGCAAGAGACTAACAGGCGTGAGTTCAAAGGTGATTGGCGTAGCCACTGCACTGCGCTATGCGGGTCCTCTCCTCCCCACACAGCATTGCCTTCCTCCGTTGCTATCTCGTAGAAGTTTACCAGTTTATTCTTGGGGTGGAATCCCACCACGTTGTCCTCGCTCACTTGCTTTCCTCCTTCAGGCTATCAATCAAGGCTTTCATTTGGTTGTGGGTGATAACACTTTCCAATCTACCTGCAAGGTACTCAGTAGCGTTGTCTCCCCACACCTTGCGTGCTAATTGCACAAGGTTATAGGCGGTGTACTCCAGTTCAATCTCTTTAATTGTCATCTTCTCCTCCTTCGTTGAATGTATCTACCATAGACAAAGCGTGCACCATACGCATCAGGTTCATCCCTGCCTCCTTCTCTGTCTCTTCATCTTCAATCTGTATCAGCGCAAGGTCACGACATAACTCTGCCTTTGCACGCCAGTAGTCTACCGTAGGCTCAGACATCACTAACCTCCGTTAGTTCGTAGAAGTATTCCACCTTGTTATCGTCTATCAGTTCTCTATACCTGTCACGGTTAGAGATAGCATAGGCGCGGGCTTCATCTTCTGTATTAAATTCATCAATCAATCTGTGCATTACCTTGGATATTGTTATCTCATAGCGCTTCATCTTCCACACCTTCCTTGATTACATCATTGATGGTCTTCTCCACCTTGTCCGTAGGTAGTTCAATCTTAGATAGGGCTTCGCCTAACGCGGTGCGCCAGTTGCTTGCCTGCCCTGTTGCCAATTGCTTAGGCTCATCACCTGCAAAGTCCCACAGTTCCACGTCATACTGCTTGTTAGCGGGTGCAATCACCACGGTAAATACAAACTGCGCCGTGCTTTCCTGTTCAGTCATTTTCTTGTCCTCCTTGTAGTTGATTGATGTATTCTTGTACTGCTTTTGCCTTGTCAAACTCTGCGTCATAATCAAAATTATTCTTTGCTATCTCTAACGCTTCGATTAAGATTTCCTTATCCATTGTCGTCCTCTCCCTTGTGCATCATCTTCTCCATCCAATACGCCACCGCGACGATTGGGATTCCATACACTAACAGTAAACCCCACAAAACTATCGCATCATCCATCATCCCACTATCACCCATCCACTATTGAGCACAGCATCCTGCCATTCTCCACAATGTTCACACACATAGTCTGCATTTACCGTGGACAATACAAGCCCTCTTAGCCCACAAAATTTGCACTTATCTATCATTTTAGCGCCCTGCCTTGTCTAGTTGACATCCGTGACAGTCACAGATTTGAGCGGCGATAGAGCACTTCCATCGGGCACTCTTTCGCGCCTTGTTGAGTGTCTCGTACTTGGCAATCGGTTCGCCGTCGCTGTCTTGCACCCACTCGCGCCCTAGTTCCCCATACGGGCACAAGGTAACAATCTCATAAGTGCGGGCATCGTCGTCGCGTTTGTTACTCACGATCACCATTAAAGAGTCAACACCGCAAGGGCTAATCCCGACGGGCTTAAAGTCCACGATTCTACTATTAAAGAATTTCATCGTGTCCTTGCTAAAAAAATACCCTTGCGCCTTGCTTGCAATCTGGCTCTCGTGCCAAATCTCAGCGGGGCGGGTGGGATAGTTTCTGCACCCGTTACAGGTGCAAGGAAAAGAGAGTTTTTGTCCTTGTTCTTGTGCTGTTGTCATTTTCTGCCCTTCCTAGGCATAAGGGGCGGCGTAGTTGCCTCCTCCTTGTGCCCCCGTGAGAGTGTGAGTCTCTAGCCTATAGCGCGGGGGCGGTCTAACTAAAACGGGGTTTTGAGAGTCTCCCCGCATTGGTAGCACCCAATTACCTCATATCCGAATGAGTACGCCTTACGGTGGCACTCTTGCGCCCCTTCTTTCCCCTTTCCACACTTAGGGCACAGCATTTCATTGTTTACGACATAGGCGAACACGCTCATTATTTGCCCTTCTTCTTGCCGTGGTTGCAATTCTTAAAATAAGGCCATAAGCCCTTACATATACGGCAGGTCATTACTTTCTCGCCTTCTTCACCTCAAAGGATAGCGGCACCAATTCAAGGTCAAAGGTAGGCAAAACGACGGTTTTAATGATGTCTTTGAGTTCAATCTCTAAGACTTCTGCATCACTGAAGCGCTTCGCCCCGTCGCCTTTTAACTGATAGTGAAAAGGTGTTTCTACTTTGAAAGTCACCGTGAATTTTGCCATTAGATATCTGCTTTCTTTGCTGTTTGAATGTAAGCAATCCCTGTTTGGTTCAATAAGTGCAAAACAATTGTGGATTGGTCCACATCGTAGGCAATGTGCCCATTTACAAAATAAACGTCGAATGTTTTGTCCATTAGTTGCCCGCCGCAATCTGTACGTTTTCAATCTGCTTTTCAAGGTGAGAAAGAGTTCCTTCCAATAGGTAAGTTTCAAATCCATAGGTAGAGCAGACATACGCGGCGGCGCTTTCGTCATAACCTAGGCGAACCATTTCCTTAACAATCGCTTTTGAAATGTCCTTATTAAATGTTGAATTGTTATTGTTTTTCACTGTTTTTCCCTTCGCTTATAGTTGAATCTTCAACTATCTCTTAGAGCCCTTCGCTCTTTGATGTTCCTAGTCTAATGGATTTGGTGCGGTTGTCTACCCCATTGCAAGGGTGTGAAGAATCTTTTTTATGTGTCTTATCTTGTCTATTTATCGACAATTCCAGGGGATGCATAAGTTACCGAAGGGGAGGATTGAGTAACTTAGTGGGTGGACAATAAGGGGGCAGATGTCTACCTATTAGGCCGAAGGATTGAGGGGCAGATAGAAAAGAGATGTTTAATTTTGGGGATTAGGAAGATGTGTAAGGGTGCCAGAAGTGGAGTCGGCAACTGTTTCTGTAATAAAGTTATCCACAACCTTATCCACAGGGTAAACAGGGTGCAGATAGTTATCCACAGGGGGGGTGGGGGGTGTGGATATCCTGTGGAAATCTCTCCCCCAGGTGTTAAGTACAGCCCGTATATGTATAATACTCCCACACAAAAAATATACGCTAAAGTGAAATGTCCTATTTTGTACACATATTTCTAGTGACCTTGGTCACAAACCGTAAATAAAATCTACCGTAGACGGGAAATCGGTTATTTTTTCTGCCTTATATATAGTAGGGAGTAAAACGAACCAGTACTAGTTTTACGACCGATACTCGCTACGTTGGCACTACGCGAGTCCCCCTAGGACGAGCGCCAACTTACCCCTCGGTCGTTGTAACTCCCTCGGGCGCTAAGCCCGAAATGGTTACTGCTTTTAGTGGGGATAATACTATCTCCAGTATAGAGATCCTTCCCCTAGTATAAAAATTTTTTTCGCGCCTCGCGGCGCTTTATTAGAGGAGATTACGTGGCAGAGAAGTCCAGTGACATCGCCAAGCGTCTGATCCTTTCAGGTGTAGCAGAAGGTCTAACCATCGAGGCAGCCACGGCTGCATCTGGTAAATCCTATAAGACTTATGAATACTATCGCAGGACCGATAAGGTCTTCGCAGACAAGATGGACCGAACACGCCTTGGTCTTAAGGATAAGAACTTTGCCTCATCCGATGTCCACGACTTAACCTTTGCAGAGTTCCGCCAGCGCTACCTACACTCTCAGACCTTTGCTCACCAGCAGAACCTGATCGATGTGATCGAAGGACGTGAACCTTCCTGGCTACATCCCAGTATGAAGTATGAACCAGGTCTGGCATCAAACCGTATCCTTGTTAATATCCCTCCCAACCACGCCAAGTCGATGACGGTAACTATTGATTACGTCACCTGGCAGGTTTGTCAGAACCCTAACTTTCGTGTTTTGATAGTTTCCCAAACGCAGCAATTGGCTGCTGACTTTCTCTACGCCATCAAGCAACGCCTGACACATCCTAACTATGAAGCACTGCAACAGGCTTACGCTGCTGGCGTAGGGTTTAACTCTAAGACCGCCTCTTGGCAGGCTACCCGCGTTACCTTCGGTGATGAACTCAGAGAATCCTCAGAAAAAGATCCAAACATTGAGGCCGTCGGTATCGGTGGTCAGATCTACGGTAAGCGTGCAGATATGATTATCGTAGACGATGCGGTGACATTAAAGAACGCAAATGAGTTTGAGAAGCAGATCCGCTGGTTAACCCAGGATGTGCGTTCTCGTCTTAACCCTACTGGTAAGTTAATCATTATCGGTACCCGCGTTACAGCAATTGATCTCTACAAGGAGTTACGCTCCGAGGACCGCTACCCTGGTGGCCTTGTACCTTGGAAGTATCTGGCTATGCCAGCATTACTAGAAACTCACGAAGACCCCGACAAGTGGGTTACCTTGTGGCCCGCATCCGATGCTCCCTTTGATGGGCAGATGGAATCTGATAAGAACGAAGATGGACTTTACCCCCGCTGGAATGGTCGTAACCTTTACAACGAACGTCAAGCAATGGATGCATCTACTTGGGCGCTGGTCTACCAGCAGCAGGATATCTCCGATGATGCAATCTTTGACCCAGTATGTGTGAGAGGTGCTATTGATGGAATGCGTAAAGCAGGTCGTTTGGTTCCTGGTCACCCAGGCCATCCGCGTGATCTTAGCGGTTTTTCAATTATCTGTGGCCTTGATCCCGCTATGGTTGGTGATACGGCCGTCGTTTGCTACGCTATTGATCGGGTTAGTCATAAACGCTATATCGTTGATGCTATTAAAATCACTAGGCCAACACCTGCTGCGATCCGTCAAATAATCTTTGACTGGACTGCGCTCTATCAGCCTACCGAGTGGATTGTAGAAAAGAATGCTTTCCAATCATTCCTTACGCAGGATGAAGGTATCAGGCAAAACCTGGCCTCTCGAGGAGTGCTACTGCGGGAACACCATACTGGATCCAATAAATGGGACTCAGGCTTTGGCGTTGCATCAATGTCAACTTTGTTCGGCACCAAGCAACACGACGGTAAGCACCACAGAGACAACCTTATTCATTTACCTTCTGACCAAACTGAAAACATTAAGGCGCTCATCGAGCAACTAATTACCTGGTCACCTACTACTAAGGGTAAGACCGATATGGTGATGGCATTGTGGTTCTGTGAGATCCGTGCACGTGAGATGCTCAACCAAGGTATGCACAAGACCCACCATATGAAAAATCCATTTCTATCTCGTAGTGAGATAGGCAAGCGAACAGTTATCAACATAGATGAACTGCTTGCAGAAAAAGATCGCACATTCATCTAAGGAGACAACAATGCCAGTAAAGAAGAGCAAGTCAATGGACAAGATGCCAGCACGCAAGATGCCAGAAGGCGCTAAGTTTCCAGTTGCAAAAAAGGCAGCAGCAAAGGCACCTGCTAAGACAACAACTAAAGCACCTGCAAAAAAGCCTATGGGCAAGTTGGTAGGACCTGCAGCAGTAGAAGCATTGCAGAAGCGTGTATCACCTGCTGGTGTAAAGAAGGCAGAGATGGACGCTAAGAAAGCCATCGCTAAGAAGTACCCAGGATTAACTAAAAAGTCTAAGTAAGGAACTCAATTGTTATCAACTAAAGAGGTAGTAGCAAAGGTAGCACGTCTACAAACACGCTACTCCGCACGTGACCAGAGAATGCGTGATGTGCTCTCTGTACGTCAGGGAGACATTAGCAAGGTTTACCCTGCGATGTTTTCAGAGGAATACCCAAAGCCTCTAGTTGCTAACTTCATTGACGTAGCAGCACGTGACCTTGCAGAAGCAATGGCACCGCTGCCATCCTTTAACTGCGCTGCAACCAATATGGTTTCAGACTCAGCACGCAAGGCTGCAGATACTCGTACTCGTATTGTCAACCATTACGTCAGTGCATCTGAACTACAAATTCAAATGTACACTGGTGCTGATTGGTTTAACACTTACGGTATGTTGCCAGCGATTGTAGAGATGGACTATGAAACCAATAATCCGAGAATACGTTTGCTTAATCCTTTTGGTACTTATCCTGAAATTGATCGATTCGGTCGCACAATTTCGATTACACAAATTATGGCAACCGATGCTGAGACGTTAGCAGCACAGTACCCAGAGTTCTATGACCAGATTATGCCAAAGAATGTCTACGGTCAAGGTTCACCTTACCTATCTTTGGTTCGCTACCACGACAAAGACCAAGACTTAATCTTTATCCCAGAGCGTAAGAACCTAGTACTTTCAAACATTCCAAACCCTATCGGTAAGTGTATGGCATACGTTGCTATGCGCTCATCTATCGATGGTGAAGCACGTGGACAGTTTGATGATGTTCTATCAGTTCAACTTGCTCGTGCTCGCTTTGCAGTATTGCAGATCCAAGCAGCAGAAAAATCTATCCAAGCACCTATTGCTATCCCACAAGATGTGCAAGAGTTGGCACTTGGTCCTGATGCGATTATGCGTTCTGCTAATCCACAAGGTATTCGCCGTGTTCCACTAGAACTACCACCTGGAGTCTTCACAGAATCAGGTGTCCTAGAGCGTGAACTACGTTTAGGTTCTCGTTACCCAGAGGTTCGCTCAGGTAACATCGATGCATCTATCGTTACAGGTCGCGGTGTACAAGCGCTACAAGCAGGCTTTGATACACAGATCAAATCAGCACAAGCACAGTTTGCTCGTATGTTTACAGACCTTGCTTCTCTTTGCTTTGAAGTAGATGAGAAGATCTTTGGCAATATGCAAAAGGAAATCAAGGGCGTTGACGACGGTACTCCGTTCAATATGAAGTACATTCCGTCAAAGCAGATTGATGGCAACTATGGCGTAGATGTCCGTTACGGCATTATGTCTGGTATGGATCCAAACCGTGCAATCGTTGCATTGCTACAAATGCGTTCTGACAAATTGGTATCACGTGACTATGTACGTCGTGAGATTCCAATGGAGTTAAACGTAACTCAGGAGGAACAGCGTGTTGACATTGAAGAGATGCGCGACTCTTTGCGCGTTGCTGTTGCTCAGTACGCTCAGGCAATACCAGCCCTTGCAGCGCAAGGTCAAGATCCATCTCAGATCATTACCCGTATTGCAGAAGTTATTCAAGGCCGTCAAAAGGGTCTTCAGTTAGAAACTATTATTGGTAAGGCATTTGCGCCACCAGCAGCGCCAGAGATGCCACAAGCCCCAGAGATGATGGGTGCACCTCAAGTTCCAGCAGCGGGAGCACTCCCTGCCCCTGCCTCGCAGCCAACTCCAGAACAACCAGGAGGCGCACCCGCTGCTGCTCAACGTCCAGATATAGGCCAACTACTAGCCGCCATTGGCGGGGCAGCATAAAGAGGGGGTGTAAATATGAACAAAGGATCACGTGCAGCAGCACCAATGTCGAAGCCAACTGAAGGCAAGAAGGATACTTCTAAGCCAGCAGGACCAG